ATATAAATCAAATAATAGGAAGATATCATGGTATTTCGGTTGACGCAGAAGATAATACAAAACATGCATTATTAGGTTACGATTCAACAGGTTATTATGAAACGTTTAATTATATTAATAACAATTTAGCATGGAAAGGTGGAAATGAAAATGATTTAATTCAATCTCAATCTGATGCAACCGCTAATATAAATTATATAAAATACGATACAGTTAGATTACACTTGAGAAGTGGTTTTAGTTTTGCTGCAAGAAATTATGAAGGTTTCTTATTCGAGGTAACTACAGAGAGAAATTCAGGTATAAAAAACTATTTGACACAATTGGTGTATTTAAACACTAGTAACTATGAGTATTCGAATCCTAAGCCGTTTATGTTAGGTGAAAAACTATATACTAAATTTATAGATATAAAAGTGCCTACACTAATAGAACAAAACACTGAATTTTTAGATAGATTTTATGGAGATGGTAGTACTGGTTCAAGTGATTTAAATCCTAGCTCTAATTATGGTATCAATTTTAAACTAATTGATAGATTAGAAGCAGTTGGAGGTTATGACTATTTTTATACTGGTGAAGAAAATTCATTTACAGTTTCTAGAGAAGATGAATTTCAAGATTTTACTGTAGTAATTGAAGATGCTGAAGATGGTGATTATTTTAAAATATATGGAGAAAAAGACAATTCTATAGGTGCATTTGAAGCATATATTTTAAATAGAATTTCTACAAGTAGCGATGACATTATGGTAATGTACGATGTAGATATTTATGAATTTATTAGAACCAGTGAAGTTAAAACATTCTCTACTACATATACTCAATATGAAAGCTTTAATGATCCTATTGTATTTAGACCAGTTATTATGAATAGTAATATAGCTGCTAATTTTTCAATAGAGGTTACTATGAGAATATACAATCAAACTGACAATACACAAATAGTAAAAAGAGCAAGCTTAACGTTAGAACAAACAGGTAGATATGGTAAAAAACTAAACAAACTTAAAATTGATTCTCCAAATCAGTTAACAGAAGTTTACAATGTTTTACCACAACTAGCAGCTAATAAACTAATATCGGGATTCATAACTGATAGTTTACCTAGATCTGTCAAATATGTACCAGCTTTTATTGAAAGGCATAATATAATAGCTTCTAAATCTATAGTTTCTTTAATAGGAACTGGAGAAAACGATGGAATAAAAGATGTTGAGGAAACTGAGACTGGAGAATTTAAAGGTGAAAATGAAACAGAAATTTTAATTCCTAGAACAAATTCGTACTATAAATTCGTGATAGCTAAAAAGAAATCTGATGATTTTGAATACATATCGTTTGATAATGCAGAAAGAATGGTATTGGTTTTTAATGATGGAAAAACAGATTTAAAGTTTAATAACATATATAATAAAGATATTGATATGGGGTCAGGTGAGATTTTATTTAAAATAACTAAATCTAATGCTATTAAAATATCTGGTATGAATACTGATAAGTTTTATATAAACTTGTACAATGGACAAGAAGAAACTATGGTCATATCTGGTAAATTTAAAATAACATAATATGATATTAAACAGTAGAAATAATTCATTTGATTTTAGATTTCCTAGAAAATTCGTGCCTGAAGAAGTTGCTAATAAATATAGAAAATATTTAAATAAAGTTCCTGGTGGACTTTTAGCAGAACCTATTGATTTTGTAAACATGTCTATTCAGGGTATAAATATCCCAGGAATATCGTTTGATCCTGTTACACAAGAAGATAATGACGGAACTACAAGATATCACAGAGGAGCAATTCCAATTCAAAATACAATTCAACGAGAATTTACTGTTACTATGCAATTGTTAGATGGATTTATTAATTATTGGATAATGATGGACACTCTTTTATATTATTACGCAAGAAGCACAAAAAGACCATATACTGATCCGTTAACTTTAAGAATACTAGATGCAGAAGGAGCATCTGTTGCTTTTATGGAATTTGATAAACCTATTATGAATTCTATTAATGAACTAAGTTTAAATTTTGCAGAAAATGTTGCAGATTTCAGTACGTTCGATGTTACTTTTTTTTACAATAAACTGAATCTAAAATTAGAAATAGAATAACATGAAGAAAATAAAATCATATGAACAATATATTAATGAAAAAATAGAATACGACTATTCTACAATTAATGGTAAAAAGATAGAATCTTCATGGGCAGGTTCTGCAGATAGTCTAAAAGATTTTATTAAACTAATAAAAGAAATACCTGAAACTTTAGAATCTATTAAAGTTCAAACAGGTACTAGCTCATTTAACCCAACATCAACTGAGATCAAAGGACCCTTTAATTCTTCAAAAATCAATAAGGTAATTAAATTAGTTAAAGACGCAGATAAAGCATTCAACAAGGACAGTGAAGTAATACACACTTATTTATTATCGTCATATTACGGAGCTGGTGGTAAAAATCACAAATCTGATCCTGCATACATTTCATATAGAACTAAACGTAGTGATGATTTTGGAAAAGCAATGTCATCTGGTAAACACGGATCATTAGACTAATAATTAAAGATATATACAATATGAAAACATTTAAAACATACCTAGTAGAAAACGAGATAACTGATAAAGATATTCAGATTATTACTGAGCAACTTCAAGAAGAATGGACTCCAGAGTTGGAAGCCAAAGTAGATGCAGCATTAGAAGCATTTGTTGTAGAATATCAAAACGAAGATGGTACCTACGATATTGAAAGATTAAATGAAGAAATAACTAATGAAGGTCTTTTAGGTTCTATTATCGGCGGTTTAACTGGATTTGCTCTAGGAAAATCAGTTGGTAAATTAGTTGCTAAAGTATTAGGTATTCAAAAGGGTATTATGTATGATTTATTAACCTCAAGGCTTGTAGGTGCTGCATTAGGTGCTAGTCTTGGTAAAAGATTCTAAATGAATTACGTTTCAGTAGATTTTTCTTTAAATTCTCCAGGTATTTGTATTTTTAATACAGAATCCAACACACATCATTATATAAGTTACGTTAAACCAGGTTTAGGGACTAAGAAAGAACAAAAGCTTCAAGAAGACATTAGTATACTAAGCGATGTTACTTTGGTGTATCAGCAAGACTGGAAAACCACATTTGGTGATTACTCTAAAAATGAGTTAGCTAAGGTTAGAAGATATATGGCTACTGCTGACCAAATTATTAATATTATTTTAGGAATTACTAAAACTAAGAATGATTATATTATTGCATTCGAAGGAACTTCTTATGGTTCTAAAATGGGAACTAATAATATAATTGACATGGCTGCAGGTGCCGCTATTCTTAAAGAACAAATGATTTCTCAACTTCACGTTAAAGACATATTGACTGTTGCTCCTACTACAATTAAGAAGTTTGCTGGCAAAGGTAACATGAATAAGCTTCAGTTGTTTGAGGCATATCAGCAAAATGTGAACGATGACCCAATCTTAGCTCAAAGCCCTTTGCACGCAATGGTTAAAAATCTTGAAATTGGGAAAAAGATCCCGAAGCCTTTAGACGACCTAGTTGATGCATATTTCTTGGTTTCATACGTTGCCAACCCCCCAACCTAATCTTTCCTCTGACTTAACTAACATTAATTATATGCTAGTTGCGAAAAACTGTTTCATTTTTTGATAATTTTTTTTAAATTAATTTTAAATTAGTCCCCAATTGAAACAAAAAACAACTAAGATATATAATAAGTATAATAACAAAAGTATTAATTACATGTTAGTTACAACAGATTACTTTCATTTAATAAACATCCTAAAAAAAATGGTGATAGCGAACCAGCTTACTGAAAAGCAAGCGTCAGAGTTACTTCACAAGTCAGGACTGATTAAGTTAAAGGATAATAAGTGGGAGGAGCCATCTGGAGCAATTTTAACAATCAATTGAAACTATTTATTATTATACACTATAAGGAACTGAAAGACAATTAAAGTATTTCAAGGTAAACAATTTAACAAACTAAACAATTTAAAGGTATTATGGCAGATTTTGACATTTTTAACTTGGGCGTAGAAGACGTAGAAACGCATGCGGCCAAACAAACAACAGTAAACGAGATTTACAAACCAACCGCAGATGACGGTAAAGACGGAACGTATAAAGCATTAATTCGCTTTGTTCCAAATCCAGAGAATCCGAGAAATTCTCTAATTCAAAAATACGTACACTGGTTAACTAACTCGAGTGGAGATGGTAAACTAGTAGACAGTCCATCAACAATCGGTGAGAAGTGTCCAATAGCAGATGTATTTTGGAAACTACGCAAATCAGATTCAGCAGTAGATCGCAAGTCTTCTGAAAAACTGAAAAGGCGTCAACAATATTATGCACTTATTAAGATCGTAAAAGATCCACAAAATCCAGAAATGGAAGGCACATATAAAGTATTCAAATTCGGTTACAAGATCAAAGAAAAAATCGATGCTGAATTGAAACCAGACTTCGGTGAACCAACACAAGTATTTGACTTATTTGAAGGTAAGAATTTTGAATTAATTATTACTCGCCAAGGTGAATATAATAATTACGATAAATCTAAATTTTCAGCTAGTACATCACCAATAGATATGAGTGGTACTCCAGCAGAAAGAGATAAAGAAACAATGGAAACAATCAAAGCTGAGCTTGAAGCAGCTCCTTCATTAAAAGGATATGATTATCAAGCATGGGATGAAGATACAAGAACGTTTGTTAATGACGTACTAAGAATGTATTTAAACCCAGGAGATTCCATTGCTCAAATAACATCAGTTCCAAAAGCTGCACCAAAAGCTGCACCAAAAGCAGAGCCAGTCGCGGAAACTATTTCTTCAAATAGCGAATCAACAGCAGTTAAGTCTGAAGATGATCTTGATTCTTTTTTGAATGACCTCGACATCTAATATAAATTTAACAGAAGAGCTAAAGGATAAGATTAGATACTCGTTAAAACAAGTAGTTTTACAACATCATTCTACTCCTAATAAGCAATCACTAAAGGACATGCATGGGCGAATAACCCTAGCATGTCCTTATTGTGGTGATTCCACCAAAGATGATACCAAAAAAAGAGGTAATATTTTCTGGGACACTTTACAATATCACTGTTACAATTGTTCTCATCACACAAACTTACACACGTTTCTAAAAGATCACGATGTAAAAATGAATAACACTGAAGATACGTTCACTGTTATAGATTACATAAAACAAAATAAAATTCAAGTTAATCCTGAATCAGTACTTAAACATGAAGCGTTAAGTAAGGTGCAAGAATTGGCAATTGATCTAGAAACATTCAAAGCAAAATTCAAAGCAAAGATAATAGAGCCAGGTGATTGGATTTGGTTTCAACTTAAAGATAGACTATTACATACTAGATTAGACGAATTTTTATATTCAGAAAAGGAACATAGATTGTGGATTCTTAATTTTGGTGCAGAAAATAAAATAATTGGAGCACAGACGCGTAGAATGAAAGGATATGGTCAAAGATATTTAACATATGATCTACCTAAACTGCATGAAGAAATGGGTAAACCTCTTGACATGTCGAACGAAGAATTGTCAGCTCTTACAAAGGTATCTACATTATTTGGAATAATGCAAGTTAATTTTCAAAGGGATCTTACTATATTTGAGGGTCCTTTAGATGCTAAATTTATGCAAAATTCATTAGCACTTGCAACCGCAGGTAGATCTACTGAAGACTTTGATGAAATACCTACAGTAAGATACATGTTTGATAATGATTTAACAGGTAAAAAGAAAATGGCAGAAAAATTAAAGAAAGGTAGATCTGTTTTTATGTGGTCAAAATTTCTTAAAGAAAATAAATTAGATAAATATAATATCAAGGATCTTAATGATTTGATATTGAAATGCTATGAGTTAAAAATAGATGCTCATAAAAAAATTAATGATTATTTCACTTCAAGCCAATTAGATTTATGGTACGTATAAACGACATTAACATTATGGTAGAAGATAACTTAGATGATTTCTATAAAGACGGCTCACGTTTTAAAGGAATGAAATTATTAATTGATTTCAAACCTATTGACACTTCTGTAGAATCACCAGATATTAAATTTAATAAACCTAAGTTTAAGAAAGCACAAAAAATATCTAAATTTATTAAAAACAATAATAACAAGAAATCATTATTTTAAAATGAGCGCAAAAGAAAACATACTAGCATTAGATCAAAAATTAAGTGCACAAAGAAACGAATGGTCCAATAATATAAAGAATTTAGCACAAAATCTTAGAAAGCTAAACGGACTAGAAGCGGTTATTGCAGATGTGCTTTCATCTAGACAAACTCTAGTTGATCAGATGGCTTATTTAAATATGAAAGTCAAAGAACAAAAATCTAAAGTAGCAAGTAGATATAGAACAGCTTATATTAAATACTATGAGTACGACTATAAATTAGGAGAAAAACAAAAAGAAAGATTTATTGAAACTGATTTAGCAGATGACAATATGATCCTTTCTCATTTAGAAAATCAAATAGAATTTCTAAAAGAATCGGTAAAAACCCTAGATAATATGGGATTTGCCATCCGAAACAGATTAGCATTAAAAGATCTGTAAGGTAAATAAAAATGCTCTAAAAAATGGAGCTTAGTTTAACAGAAAATAAACAGTTGTTGAGAATAGACTCTGCAACTGAAATGGAACTAGAACAATTAAACATTTCTTTAAATAGAAGGATTGAGTCTTGGAGATTTAATCCACTAGTAAAGAAAGGTTTGTGGGATGGTTACATATCATATATAAAGGATGACAAATGGATTCCTGCAGGTTTATGGAGAGAAGTGATGAACATATGTAAACAGTATGGTTATGAATTAAATCTTAACAATATAACCGAAATATTTGACAAAGATATTAATCAAGAAAAATTTACAAAGTGGTCTTTAGACTTTTTTGAAAAATCAGAAATAACACCAAGAGATTATCAAGTAGAAGCTGCGTTTAACATATTAAAATTTAAAAGATGTTTAAGCGAACTTGCAACGTCTGCAGGAAAAACCTTAATATCATTTTTAACAGTAGCATACCTTTTAGAAAAAGAAAAAGCTAAAAAGATATTATTTATTGTACCTAATGTTTCTTTAGTTGTACAGGCAAGTGAAGATTTTCTAGATTACAATTATAGAAATGCAGTAGATATCAAAGTACAACAAATATATTCTGGTCAAAAAATAAGGCAAGGTAGAAACGTAGTGATAGGAACATATCAATCTCTTGTTAAAAAAGAAAAAGCATATTTTGAACAATTCGACGCTGTCATTATTGACGAAACACATAAAGCTAAATCACATTCAATCAAAACCATTTTACAAAAGTGCGTTAATGCCAGTTATCGCTATGGCTTATCAGGAACTATCCCAAAAGAGGGATCGCTTGATAGACTAACATTAATGGCATATACTGGTCCTGTAATTACAGAAATATCTGCTAATTTCCTCCAAAACGAAGGGTATATAGCAAACTGTAGAGTAAAAATAATTAAAATGGATTACGCACCTCAATCAACTAAAGATGCATTTAGAGAAATGTCACAAAATAGGTATGAATCTAAAGATGTTTTTAAATTTGAACAAAACTACATAATTAATTCAGTAGGGCGACTTAACTTTATCACAAACATAATATCTAGAGTTAAAGGTAATAGTCTTGTTCTTTTTCATCGCATAGAACATGGTAAAAAAATATACGATAAACTCAGACAAGACGGAGATAAAATAGTATATTATGTAGATGGCGGAACAGATAAAGATATTAGAGAAGAATACAAAAAGAAAAT